TTGGTTTTAAATTCAGTCAAAAGGGCAGAAACAGCAGTATTGACAATTTTTTTTTCAATCATTTCTCCGCCAATTTTTTTTATTTTTAATTCAACATTCAATCCACCAACAAGATCAGCGCCACCTTTTTGTGATGGGGTTACATCCATATTAAATCCTTCTTTATCAGCATAAACAAAAATAGTTCCATATGATTTGATGTAATCATAAACACTTTCGTTTAAATTGTGTGTATCTACATACACATTACCCTCTCCTCTAATTTTCAAATCATCAATTTTCTTGAATAATTGCACTCCTTCTTTTTCGCCCAATTGAGGAATATATGCCACGTATTGGGAAAAGGGTAATTTTTCTGGATAGTGGGTGGTGATATTTTCTTGCGTGACATCATACATACTGACGATTGAGATACATTGAGGTGATTTGATATTTTCACTTACTTTTTCAATTCCAATTACAGATTTTAGGTATAATTTTTTTTCTTTAAGATCTATCAGTGACACACCTATGCCATACATACCTTCATAGGACCCAACCGCATTTTCTGTTAAATCCAACTCCCCAGCGCCACCGCCAGCGGTAGTTCTCCAATCGATCAGCGGTAAAGCTCCTCCTCTTGCTGCCACGGTACTTTTTACTTCTTTCTCATACAAAGTTGAATCATATTCATAATATACATACGCATTTTTTGGGGTAACTTTTTTAGCCTGGGTAACTTCAGCGTCCGTCAATAACATATTGCTGTTAATTTTTGTTTCTGATAGATAATACGATGGAATACGTGTTAAATAATCAATATTCAATTCTGGTTCACCCATTCTTGAACGTGACCGACGATTAATATGTACAAACATCAGATGTCGTGTCAATAAAACTTTTCTGGACTTTGGAACAAATGTTCTATGTTCAATATACAATTCTGGCGTATCAGTTTCTATTATTTCTTGTAACGTCGCTTTATCACAGTTTTTCGCTATTTTATCTGTATTCGGATTCGGAATTTTTAGATTAACAACTTGAATATTTACATACGAAATATCCGTTACACTAGTAATATTACGACCCAATCCAAGAAATTGTTCGACTTTCATACTTGCCGTTCCAGTGTTTGGGTCGATTGGTACAGAAGATAATTGAACGAATGTTGGACGGATTGCAAAAACTGATAAAAACTTTCTTAAAACCGTCGCTTCATCCATCATATTATTGTTATTTCCACCATCAAAATAAGTCCAATCAAAACTGTTTAGTGCTCTAATAAATCCCGATATTCCATCATCAGCATCCAACGTGTCTTTTGTTGAATTGAATTTACCTTGTTGCATATTAAGCACATTTCTCCATAATTCAATTTGAACCTTAAACCGTTTCAACATATTAACAATCGGAGTTTCCTCAGAAAAATATGTTAAACTATTGGGATCTCTTGCTATTTCTATTGCCAATTCGTAATCATTTTTTATTTCTTGAGGATAAGTGATTTCCGTATGATATGGATTTATTTTCGCTTGATATGGCATTGTATGCATCGAGACAAGCCTTCCAAAATTAGAAAATAATGTTCGTTGCTCTAGTATACCAATTCTTGGCAGAAATAACCCAACAACAACTGGATGAATATAAATAGCAGAATTATGTTTATTCACATCAAATCCGGTTGTAATTTCAACACTACCGTTATATAATAATCTTTGATCTTTAACGGTTGCATAAAGTTGTTTTGTTGATTCATATAATCTTAAAATTTCATTTAATGCTGCGGTATCCATTGGTTTTACTTCAAATGGTTTTGTAGCGACATCAGTAGGAGCAATACCAAGGAATTTTGACATCGCGGTTTTTTCCATTTCTTGATCATAATAATAAAATTTACTAATGTCTTTGTTCAATACAAATCTAATAAATGATTCAACTTCCGAGTCAGTAAATTTATATTTCTTTGCAAAATGAATTCCTTTTTGAATAAGATTAGGAATTTCCATTGTTCCATAATGTTTTTCAATTTTACGTACAAACTTTTTAACTAATTTAATCATTTTATGTTTTGCCTCCATGTAATTGGTCATAATAGTATCAACTTCTTTTGGATCTTTTTTTGTGGCTTTTAAAATGTCCCTAACTTGTTCATCAGTAAGACCACTTTTCAAATAAAATTCAATGTCTGAATCTCTTCTTCCTTTTGGTGCTTCATCACGAATCGAACTCATTATATATATCTTATCTAAAAAATATTTTTGATTTTTTATAAAAATATTAAATATTTTTACAAAAATAAATTCCATAATTTTTGAATTTATTTATAATAATTTTATTCATCAATTATATTTAATTTAACATTAAAACTTTCATTATGACTTAAAATTTTATCATCCAATAATTGTTTCATTCCAAATTGATCGGCATAAATAAATATTGTTCCATATGACTTGATATATGTATAAATTGTTTCATCATTATCATCATTAACATATTTAACACTATTATATCCACGCGTCTTAATACTACTTAAATTAGTATATAATGCGCCTTTTTGTGTATCTCCAATCTGAGGGATATATGCTACATATGATGAAAATGGTAATTTTTCCGGATAACCAATATCTTTTTCATCTATAACTAAATTTTTGGAAATATCAACATTACTAACAATTGATATGCATGGTGGTGGTCTTGTAGCGCCATCTATACGATCTATAGCAACAACAGATTTTAGATATAATGGGTTAACATTAGCCTTAATTTTAATCATGGAAATACCAATACCAACGAATTCAGAGCCCATATAAATTTTTGTATCCCAATTATCTGATTCTTTAAATGAATTATTAATTTCCTTTTTATTCTCCTCATACATAACATACATTAATGTTTCATTATCACGTCTACAACGACCAATTAATTTATTATTATTAACAAATACTTCTGACGAATAATATAATGGAATTGTTGACATATAAATGATATTTATTTTAGGATCATGTATATCAGATTTACATCGACGATTGATATATACAAACATTAAATGTCGTGTCATTATAATTTTTCTTGATTTTGGAACAAATGTTTTATGTTCTACATATAATTCAGGAATTCCACCTGTTATTATATCTTGTAATGTATCAGCGCTACAATTTACTCCATTTTCATCCGATGTGTCTGGAATTTTCAAATTAACTATTTGAATATTTATATATGAAATTGTTGTTAAACCTGAAATATTAGAATTTAACTTTAAATAATATTCTTTATCCATTGGTTTACCAATTTCAGTATTAATTGGTAATGAAGATAACATTACAAATGTGGGACGAATTGCAAAAACTGTTAATAATTTTCTTAAAATTGATATTTCATCCGATATATTAGCATCGTCGTCTTCACCAAGATATGTTAATTTAAAATTATTTAATGCTCTAATAAATCCAGATATTCCATCATCACTATCTGGTATTTCTTTTGTAGAATAAAATTTTGATATATGTATATTATATATATTTTTCCATAATTCAATTTGTACTTGAAATCTTTTTAACATTGTAACAATCGGAATTTCATCAAAAAAATACATTAAACTACTTGGATCTTTTGCCATATCTAACGCTAAATCTAAATCATTTTTTATTTCATTTTTATAATTTGGTTTTATAATATTAATTTTTGTCTGATAAGGTATAGTATGCATTGAAACAAGTCTTCCAAAATTAGAAAATAACATTCGTTGTTCTAAAATACCAATTCTTGGAAGAAACAATGCGATAACTAATGGATGAATATAAACAGCAATATTATCGTTATTTTTATTAAATATAGAACGAATATTTTGAGTATTAATATAAAAAAGTCTTTTATCTATAATTGCCATGTAAAGTTGTTGAGTAATATCATATAACATCAATATTTTATTTAATATTGTGATATCAAGTGGTTTTATATTGAACGGTTTAATTGTCATATCGTCAGGAGAAATTCCAATAAATTTTGCAATTGCATTTTTTTCTAATTCTGTTTTGTAATGATATTTATTGACGCTGTCATTTAAAATAAATCTAGTAAACGCTTCAATTTCACCATCATTTAAATTACTTCTTTTTGCGTAATATATCCCTCTTGAAATTAAATCTGGAATTTCTAATGATCCAAATCTTTTTTCAATTTTATATATAAATTTTTCAACTAATTTAATTAACTTATTTTTTATGGTTTGATATCTATTCATAAAAAAATCATATTCCTGTTTATCCTTCTTAATTGTTTTCATTATATTTTTAATTTGATCATCTGATAATCCACTTTTTAAATAAAATTCAATATCTAAATCTTTTGTACTCATTATATAAAAATATTTCAATTATTTAATTTATGTACTGTGTGCAATTATTAATTCAAAATTATTAAGACATTGATATTTTTTTGGACGAAATGTTATTTTTTCTTTATGATAATCATAACATAATTGATGATGATCATTTTCTATTAATATTCTTGAATTATCACGATTGTAAATGGATAAATTAAATATATTTTTTCCATCCATAATTAAATAATCATTATGACGATTTTTTATTTTAACATTAAAATTAATCCACCCATTATATCTATCAATAAAATTTATATATTCTATAACTAAATAGTGATCACCCTTTATTGCTAAATAACAATGTGTATTTGGTATACGAATTTGAATAATACAATTAAATATATCCATATTTATAATTTAATATATTAGATTATAAAAATCCCTAAAAATACTCTAATTTTAATTTTATCAAATAAAATTAAAAATACTCTAATTTTAATTTTATCAAATAAAATTAAAAATACTCTTTAATTTTAGTTTTAATTTTATTTGATAATTTACTTTTATTTGGATTAATTTTATTTATTCGTAATATTAACATAATATCATCTGTATTCATACCATATGATTTAAACAAATCAACACATTCTTTAAATTTATTATCACTGATCAATAATTTTGTTAATTCTGTTATTGACATCATGTCGGAAATATTCATTGTTTTTAAATAATTATTAATCAAATAATTTAATGTTTTTTTATTTAATTGTTTTGTTGATTTTTTATTCAAATCTTTAGGAAATTCTAATTTATATTTTTTACTATTAGTTTTTGATAATAAATATGCTGGTTGCATACATGAAAAAAAGCAATGAATATCATATAAATACCAATTTTGATTATTATATATTTGATTTTCAACGATATCACTAAATGCAATTGATTTAGATATTTTATTTAAATTATCATTGTTTATTTTGTAATTTACAAAATTTTGTTGGATCATTAACGGAATAATTATTTTTTCATTATTATAAATTTGTAAAATTTCATTCAAGGTATACATTCCGTTCAATATATTGATTGTTGATTTGAATATATCAACTTTTTCATCCTTTTTTTTGAATATTTTAACATGATCATTAAATATTTTTTTTGTTATTTTTTTATTTTTTTCAGTTAAACAATTAAACAATTTAATCAATTTACAATAATCATTTTGTGAATAATCAATAAATTTAGTTATAATTTCTTTATTTTCAAATTTAATTTTATTATTTCTACAAAGTCTAATGAGTAAATTAGTTAAATCCTTGTTAGTTGGTTTATTAAATAATATAACATCAGAAATATGTTTAATTTTTTGTGATAATTTTTTTTGTTTATCATTTAATATTAAAATAATGGGCATTTTCCTTACTTTTTCATTGTAATTTAAAATATTATATAATATTTTTTTATTCATATTTGATACTATCGTCTCGACATCATCAATTAACAATATTTTTTTATTTACTTTATTCATTATAAATTCATTAATAGTTGATTGATAAAATAATTGATTAATAGAAATATTATCTTTCATAAAAAATAACAAATCAATGTTATGTACATTAAAACCTAAATCATTTAAAATGACTTTTATTGTCGTCGTTTTTCCAGACCCTTGTTCACCAACAATACATAAACAACAGTGTTTTTGTTTTTCAAATTTATGTTGTTCAAATTGTTTAAGCCATGCAATAATACTATTTTTTTGTTTATTATTTCCAATTAAATTTTTTAAATGTAATTCACATTCCATATTGATTTATTATATCAATTATTACTTAATAATAATTAATATATGATATTTTTAATTCATTTTTTTTAGCTAATCAAAAATTGAAGCTTTATATAAATTTTCATCGGATATTTCATCATCAATTGATTCATCACTAAATTCAACGTCTGATGATGAATCACTATTTAAATCATTATTAAAAAAATCATCGGATAAAATTGTACATGTTGGCGATGAATAAAATGATTTAAGATGTCTTTTCGTTAAATGCATTAATCCACAATCACCAACACAATCACCATAATTTAGATCTCTTTTACATATTACATATTCTTTTTTAATGGCACCAAACTTACAATTATACCCGCCTGTACATTGTTTATTAACGCATTTATTACATAATTTTGTTAAAACTAATAAATTAGTATACAACATGTTATCTGTGTGTAAATCTATATTTGATAAATCATTTTTTCCCTTTACTATATCATATGCACGTTTTCTATTTTCGTCAATTTTTTGTTCATCTAAACTATGTGCATATGAACATTTATTACCATATGAACAACTATTATAATTAACCATATTCTGACATAATACTTTTTTCTTTTTATCATTTATATTTTTTCTTTTTCCGGCGATTATCCATTCCATTATTTATTATATCATACTATAATCTTTAAAATAAAATTATCTTTAATAAATATTATATTTTATATGGATAATTTTCGTGATGTTGTTAAAGATAAAAACAACAAATTAACGAAAAATATAAATGATATGTTGTCCGAAAATAAAGATATTGAAATACTAACTACATATCGGAATGGTGAACCAATAATAGAATTTAAAAAAGATCCTAATTCAGTATTATTAAGAGGGAAATATGAAATTTTAGGTGCATATAATCCTGATCTCAAGATATATGAGTGGTCATATAATTTCAGATACAAATTAAAAACACTTACTGATAAAGCAATGAAAATTAAGAAATACAAAAAAACATTATTAGATGTGTTGGGCTCAAATAAATATGGTGATAATGACTATATAGAAAGGATTATATACTATATTTCAAATCCAATAGTTGTTATTGAAGAAAAAACAAATCTAGCCGATATAATGAACATCAGTATTTATATTACTGAATGCATTGGGATTCTTGCATTATATGGTGATAAAACTAATCTTATATTGCATATTATTACTGATATCCTGACTGAAACATAAAAATATAATTAAAAAATATTAATTTTTAATTATATAATTTAAACATGGATAAATATTTCTTTGATAAATTATGTGAAGTGGAAAAATTTATAGAATTAAAAAAACCTAATTCAATAAAAATAATTAATAACCATAAAAACTATAGATTGAAAGGTTTTACTTGGAGTGATAAATTAAAATACAAAAAACAAAATATTCCCGACGAATTCAAAGACATAATTTATAATTATCATTTATTGAAAGAAAATATTATACATTTTAAAGGAAAAATAGCTAAAAAAAAATATGTAAAAATTACAAGAAATCAAATAATGATTTTAGATGCATTAATGATACATGGCGGTTATATAAAAAAATATTCAGATAATACTGGAATATATCGTAATTCTGAACATAATGGCTTATTAGATTTTAATAATTATACTTTGAATAAAATAATAGTTGCTGGAAATACAAATCGTGTTGATAGAGGTGATGAAGAAATTTATTTACCAAATGAAATGCCCGAATCATTTGAATTTGAATATATGTTTCATACACATCCTCCAACACCAAAAGTAGGAGGAAGAGCAAAATATGGAATTTTATATGAATTTCCTAGCGCTGGCGATATATTATACTTTATTGATCATTTTAATGAAGGCAATATGATAGGATCATTAGTTATGACTCCCGAAGGATTATATAATATAAGAAAAAATACATTTGATAAAACTAAAATTAAAATAAATGAAAACGAATTTTTTAAAAAATATAAAATAACAGTTAGAGATGTCCAAAATAGTGGTATTGAAAAATATGGATCTGATTTTAATTCATATAAATTTTATTCAAAAATAGCGAATGATTATGAATTTATTAATAATTTGAATAACTTTACAAAATTATACGGATTAACAATTGATTTTTATCCCAGAATTAAAATACACGGTAAATGGGTTGTTGATGATGTTTATCTACCATTAATTATTTAATTTTAATTTTAATTAAAATTAAATTAATTTCCTTTAATTATTTAATTTTAATTTTAATTAAATTAAATTAAATTAA